TGAACTGATCGAAGACCTGCCGTTCCTGAAGTCCGCCATCGATGGGCGCCTGCTGTACCAGCTCAACCTCTTCATTGAGGACCAGCTTCTCAATGGCTCCGGCGCGGCTGGCAACCTCCGCGGCCTACTGAACCGTGTTGGTATCCAGACTGAAGTCCGCGGCTCCACTGCTGCTGGTGACAATGCGCAGGACACCATCTTCCGAGCTATCACGAAGGTTCAGACCGGCTCTGGCCTCACGGCTGACGGCATTGTCATCAACCCGGCCGACTACCAGACCTTGCGCCTCCTGAAGGACGGCAATGACCAGTACTTCGGCGGAGGTTTCTTCTCCGGCCAGTACGGCAACGGCGGCATCATGGAGCAGCCCCCGCTTTGGGGTCTGCGCACCGTCGTCACCCCGGCCATTGCTGCGAACACCGTCCTTGTCGGTGCGTTCGGTCAGGCAGGTTCCGTCGTCTCCAAGGGCGGCGTCCGGGTCGAAGCTACGAACACTGAGGGCAACGACTTCACGAACAACCGCATCACCGTTCGTGCCGAGCGTCGCCTGGCCTTGGCTGTCCGCCAGCCGGCCGGTTTCGTTAAGACCACGATCACGCCCGTCGCCTAGTCACTGATTGATGGGTGGGGCACTTAGGTGCCCCACCCATCGCCAGGAAGGAACCAGATCATGGCTCTCAAGAATTACGAATACCGCGGCGCTACATTCCAGTTCGATGACGCCGACGTGCCGGATGGCGCGGTTGAGGTCAAGGCATCCAAGCCTGAAAACAAATCTGCTACACCCGAGAATAAGGCGGTAGATGGTGGAGATCCCAAGCCTACTGTCAGCCGTAAGTCCCGATAGGGAGACGGACTACCTCGCCGCCGCCGAAGCTCAAGTACGCGCCTACTGCGGCTGGCATATAGCCCCGGTTGTTATGCAGGACCTAGTCCTGGATGGCTCGGGAACTAAGTCGCTGTTCGTGCGGACATTGAAGCTCGTGACGGTAACTGCCGCCGAGGTGGACGGCGAGACAATCGACCCAACCACTCTGGAATGGTCTGAAGCTGGATTCATTCGGGCGCCGGGAATCTGGGTGGACAAACTCCGCTCGGTGAAGCTCACGGTAACGCATGGCTTTGAGTCCGTTCCTGATGTCGCGGAGATTGTTCGCGCCGTCGCTGCTCGGGCTACAGCGTCTCCGACTGGCGTTGTTCGGGAGCAGGCCGGCGCGGTGTCGATTGGGTTCTCCCTGACGGCGCCGGGCGTGTCTGGCGGTGTGGTTCTCATGGATCACGAGCGCCGGATGCTGGACCGTTACCGCTTGCCGGGGAGGTTCTGATGCCGATCGTCAGCTTCGCGAACGAGACGATCACCCGCCTGCGTGCGCCGCTCGTCAAGGATCACGGTTCGTGGGTGCCTGACTGGAGCAACCCCCCGGAAGTCGAACTGGCTGGCTGGTCTTTGCAGCCTGGAGCGTCCTCTGAGGACTTGCAGAACCGTGATTCTGTCCGTGTCGATTGGACCGCCTATGGGCCCTACGACGCGGACGTGACGGCGGCTGACAAGATCCGGCTGCCGTCCGGGGATTACGGCGTGATCGGGGAACCGGAGCGCTGGAAGTCACCGACCGGGAGCATCAGTTCCACGAAGCTCCTGCTTCAGAGGTGGGTGGACCGTGGCTGAGAAGATCCGCATTGAGATCAACTCGGCTGGCATCCAGGCGTTACTGAAGTCCAGTGAGGTGCAGGAGCTCTTGAAGGCTAAGGCTGACAGGATCGCTGCGGCTGCCGGTGAGGGCATGGAGGCTACGTCTCGCATTGGTGCTACCCGCGCCCGTGCGTCGGTGGTTACGGCCACGAGAGCGGCACGCAAGGCCGAGGCTGTGGACCGCGCACTAACCGCGGCCATCGACGCAGGCAGGGGGTAGCGCGTGGTTCAGACCTTGGCTTTCCCTGACATCGAAGACCTGCTGTGCACGCACCTCACGGCAGTCCTTGATGTGCCCGTTGGTACACGCATGGCGTCGGTGTCCTCGTTCGTTCGGGTTCTCCGTACTGGCGGGCCCGCGCCTACGAGGGTCACTGATTCTCCGCAGGTCACCGTCGAGGCGTATCACTCTCGCGAGTCGGGAGCCATTGCGCTACTCGGCGAAGCTCGCCGCGCACTGGCAGACCTTCCTGGCACCGAGCTTGACGGCTGGGCTGTGAAGTCCGTGACCGAACTAGGCGGCCCGGCGAACCTGCCGAATCCCACCACCGAATCCCACCGCTACACCTACACCGCTGTGGTCCAGATCCGCGGCAAGCAACCCACCTAAGGAGCAATTGTGAAGATCACTCTCGCCCGGGAATGGACCGACGCCAACGGCAAGGCCCACAAACCGGACACCACCATCACCGTTCCGGTCACTGTCGGCCGCGAACTAATCCTCCTCGGCGCCGCTCGTGCCGCGGACACTGAGAAGGAGACAAGCAAGTGACAAAGAACCTCGCGAACATTCGCATCTACGGGGACCAGGACTCTGCGGTCTACGTCGCGGACAAGGGTACGACTGGCCCCACAACTCTCGCTGCCCCTGCGGTGGATTACGAGGACCTCGGCTGGATCAGTGAAGACGGCACGGAGATCGGTCGCGAGACTTCCTCTACCGACTTCACGGCCTGGCAGGGCGGCACTATCGTCCGGTCCAAAGTCTCGGGCGTGAAGGACACTATCAAGGTCACGGCCCTTGAGGAAACGGCTATCTCTCTGGGTCTCTACTACCCGGGAATGTCAGCGGTCACGGCTACTGGCGTCACGACTATCACCGTCCCGGGTGGGTCTAACTCGAATGAGAAGGCCCTTGTTGTGGACTTCATCGACGATGACGTGACTAAGCGGTATGTAATCCCCCGCGCTGAGGTTACGAGCGTCGGAACTGTCGGCCACAAGAACACCGACATGACGATGTATGAATTCACGTTCACGATCTACGGCGGATTCACCATCATCACGAACAACCCGGCCGTCGCAGTCGCCTAACCAGACCGGGCGGGCGGGGTGTTTTTCCGTGGTGGTTTCCCCCGCCCGCCCTATCCAAACCACACCACCACGAAGACTTCAGGAGAAACCACCATGGCGACCATTCAAAAGCTCATTGCCACCGTCCTGATACAGATCGGCGCTGACGAGCCTAAAGCTATTGGAACCATCGAGATCCCCATCGAGATATCGACCGGCGAGAAAAAGACAACGCCGACTTTCCGCGGTGCGGCTACAGATGACGGACTCCACTCGGCGGCCTACGTATCGCCGAGAGTAGTGCAGCCCGCAGGCACCCAGCCCGCTCCTCCCCGGCTCTAGATCCACTACCACTGAAGAAGTAAGGAAACCACCATGACAGCACGTAAAGCACCTCAGGACCACCTCGCACCCAAGGCTGAGGCTGACCTTGATGCGCAGATTATCGAGTTCGATTACGCGGACCTCCACCTTGTGGCGGACGGCGACGCGGTCACTGGCGAGACGATGGAAGCGCTTAGCGCCGGCCACCTTCACGTCTTCCTCAAGGCACTCCTCGGCCCCGCCGGATGGGACCAGATCAAAGGCCTGCCGGTACGGAAGTACAAGGACATCCTCGCAGCGTGGGGCGACGCGACTAAGGCAGCGGGAAACTCCTAAGCCTCGCCTACTTCCTTAGGGAGTACCGCGGGGCTCTCCGCGCTGACTTCAGGCACTACTACGGTTTGGACTTGCGCGAGGCCCTGCGCGGCAACCTGTTCGACGCGGCTGACCTGGCGGTAAACATTCCGCCAGGTGCGGCCGTGTGGCGTGAACATGGCGGCCCGTTCGCATGGTCTCAGGCTGAGCACTTCGCAGCCGCCCAACTACACGCGGCGAACGTCGCGAACTGGCAGCGCACCAAGGCTGGGCAAAAGGGAACCAACCCGCCCAAGCCACTAGAGCCACCCAAGGGCCGCAAAGAACGGGACGCCGACGCCGCACGGCTGGACGCCCGGGCGCAAGCGTTCCTCGCCCGTCAGAAAGCACGCGAACAACCAACTGAATAGAGGTCACGGTGGCAAACGTCGAACTGGCAACCGCTTACGTCTCCCTCGTCCCGACAATGCAGGGCGTGCAGGGGAAGGTTGCCGAGGCGTTTGCACCGGCCGGGGCTGAGGCTGACAAGGCCGGCGTGGCCTCGGGCGGCATGTTCGCTGGCGCTTTCGGCGGGGCGCTCGGCGCCGCAGCTATCGGCGCCGCGGCCACTGGTGCCGCTGTCGCCGGGGCTGCGGTCGGGCTCTATAAGGTTGGCGCGATCTTTGATGACGTCACCGACACGATCCGCGTGGGCACTGGTGCATCAGGTGAAGCCCTAGACGATCTCGTCAACATCGCCAAGGAAGTCGGGACTACGGTTCCAACCTCCTTTGAATCAGCCGGATCAACTGTCGCGGATCTGAACACCCGCCTTGGTCTGTCCGGTGACACCCTATCCACCGTCGCGCAGCAGTACATCCAAGCCGGGAACATCCTCGGTGAGACCGTGGATATCGACTCCACGACTGCGGCGTTCTCAGCCTTCGGCATTGAGGGCGCGAACGTTGAGGGCGCAATGGATACCCTGTTCCGGGTATCGCAGGCGACCGGCGTGGGCATGAACGACCTGGCCGCGCAGGTTCAGACCGCAGCGGCGCCACTCCAGAACCTCGGCTTCAGCTTCGAGGAGACGGCTGCGCTCGCTGGCTCGCTGGATAAAGCTGGCCTGAACACGTCTCAGGTCATGTCGTCCATGAGCAAGGGCCTCGTCACCCTGGCCAAAGCTGGCGAGGAACCGCAGGCCGCGTTCAAGCGCGTCACTGGCGAGCTCCAAGGATTCGTCACGGAGGGCAACACGGCCGGGGCACTTGACCTGGCGTCGAAGGTCTTCGGGACTAAGGGCGCATCTCAGTTCGTGGGCGCTCTTCAGTCGGGCAAGATCAACCTTGAGGACTTGACCGGCGCGGCTGGCCTGACACAGGACACCATCCTTGCACTCGGGCAGGAGACGGCCGACGCTGCCGAGTCGTGGCAGCTCATCAAGAACAAGGCACTGTCTGCGCTGGAACCACTAGGAACGGCAGTGTTCAACCTTGCCGGTCAGGGCCTCGGTTTCTTGGCATCCAACATGGACGGCGTCATCGAGAAGGTGACCGTCTTTGCCGTAAGCGTGGGCGGGCTCCTGTCGATCCTCACCACCGGCGACTTCACCCAACCGCTGTTCGGCGGCGCTGTGCAGGAAGACTCTAAAGTTGTTGACTTCCTGTTCAATGTCCGTGATGCGTTCCAGAACATTGGGCCGCTGATCGGTCAGGTTGCCGCCACGGTTGGTCCACTGTTTCAGCAGTTCGGCGCTGTGTTCATGGACCTGCTGCCTACCATCGTGCAGTTCGCTTCCTCCTTCTCCCCTATCGGCCTGATCTTCCAGGCGATCCAGCCAGTACTCCCTACTATCGTGTCGTTGTTTAGCTCACTGGCTGGCGTGCTTGGGCTTCTCGTGTCGAGCGCACTAACCCAACTTGCGCCGCTCATGCAGACTCTCGTGGGAACCATCTCCGGCGTTCTCGTATCGATCATGCCTGTAGTCAACGCAATGTTCCTCGTCTTCATGAACGCGCTGACTCAGATTGTTCCGGTTGTCCTTAGCCTCATGGCGGCGATTATCCCGCTGGCCGCAACGCTCATCTCGCAGCTCGCGCCGATCATCACCAACCTGGTCACTTCGATCCTGCCGCCGCTGATGTCAATCTTCGGCAATGTGGTCAACGCCATTGCGCCGCTGATTACGCAGATCGCGGGCCTGCTGATTCCGATCATTCAGGCGCTCATGCCGGTAGTCGTAACAGTCTTCGGCGTGGTCGCCGCGGTCATCACGTCGGTCATGCAGATCATCCAAGGCGTGATCCAAGTTGTCACCGGCATCATCTCTGGGAACTGGGAACAGGTCTGGGCTGGAATCGGCAACATCTTCGGCGGCATCTGGAACACGATCGTCTCCGTAGTATCCGGCGCCCTTCAGATCGTAGGCCAAGTCGTCATCTCCGGAATCGGAATGGTGATGGGCTTCATCGGCGGGGCACTCGGCAATATCGGCCGCTTCTTCGCTGACACGTGGAACAACGTCGTGAACGGCGTTTCCGGAATGATCGGCAGCGTACTTGGCTTCTTCGGTGGCCTTGGCGGGAAGATCCTAGGTGCCCTAGGTGACATCGGGTCAACCCTATTCAACACCGGCAAGAACATCATCCAAGGCCTGATTGACGGCATTGGTTCAATGATGGGCTCCATCGGCAGGGCTGTCCTGCATATCGTGCCCGAGGCGATCCGTGGACCATTCGAGGACCTGCTGGGAATCGCGTCGCCATCCAAGGTCTTCCGCGGCTACGGCGTGAACATCGGCCAGGGCTTGATCCTCGGCATCGGGGACATGCACTCCGGTATCGAGTCAGCCGTGAACGGCATGGTCACCGTCCCATCGGCGCCAGCTTATGGGGCATCGACGGCGGCTGGCGACTTCCGGACCTCGGCCGGCCTCGGGGCAACGTACAACATCTATGAGACGGATGACCCGATAGCGACGGCTCACGCTGTATCCCGCCGTCAAATCGCGCTCGGAGTCTAGGAGGCCCCATGCCATACCCAAGCCCGATCACCTACCCGTCAGGCCTGCTCTTTCCGGGGAGTGATGTCGGCGGCGGATTCGACGGGGCTCCTGTAGCCCTCGGCGCCGATATTCTTCTGAACTCAATCGACGCTGACGGCGTGCTGTGGCTCATCCATCAAGATGGCTTCGACGGCTGGGGATCCCCTGGCTCGACTGCTGAACTAACGCAGCGAGCCAGGGGGCACGGCTCAACCTCCTCGGAGGGCTTCTACCGTTCGAGGGTGATGAGCATCAGTGGCGTCTTCGATGCGCCAACACCGGAGCTCGCTCTGGCGGCGGCTGACAATCTGTCGGCCGCCGTTTCGCTGACTGAGTTCACGCTAAGCGTTCTACAGGCGGGCACTATCCGCAGTTGCACCGTGAAGCGTCAGGATGACGTGATCATCAAATGGGTCGATGCGCTGACGGCCAACTTTTCAATCCAGATCGTAGCCCGCGACCCGCGCAAGTTCGGCGACCTAGCCACAGCAACG